CAAGCCAAGCATGACTGTTTCGGTGTACAACAACGGAAGGTCAAAGCCGGGAAGATTCGACCTTCGATCGTTAAACACACATCTTTTAGCGCAATGAGGGAAAAGCCGTCTAGCCAATAAGGGCCGGACGGCTTTTTATCATCCTCTTGACGTAGGATCAGGCTCCTCGAACTTAACGGAAAGCCTACTATTCAGCCTATTACGATCCAAGGCAAAGCTTGATGATCTCTTATGGACAAGGGTAAATGTCATACCAAGATCCGGAACACGCAACACGACCTTGCCTTGTTGAAGGACAGCCACGAACGCCTTATAATTCAGCAAATATTCCTCTTGCGTATCACCGTGTATATTGAACGTAAGGGTAAGATCCCGGCTAGCCACCCTAGGATTATTGAACACGATCCTTTTCCCGTTTTCCAACCGGCTCTCGTTCTCTATGAAATCCTTGTTTCCCGCGGGGGTTAGCAAGGTCTGGATAAAACCCTCTCCCATGGCGACACGATACGTGCCCCATGCGTCATTCCCGTTAATATATAGATCCCCTAACATAATATCCTTGCCGTTCCGTCGTTAATAATCTCCACCTCGCATCCCCCGATATTGACAAGCAATATCACGGAGTAGTTACCGGCCTCTATCTTGGCCTTGCCCCCGTGCATCAAGATCACCTTATGCACCCTCGTGTTATCGTCATAACTCAAATACGCCACGGTATTACCTATCACACCTACGTTTGTTTTATTGTGAAGCTCAATTAGATCACGATCCACGTATATCCCGTAGGGAGCTATGTTTTTAGCCATGCCTCTAAATAAATCCAACGAGGGATAATTATTCTCCTCGCAAAACTCCCGCCCTTGCGGGGAAAAAAACAGCCAACAGAGGCTCTTCCAGTCAGTGGCCTTGCCTGATTCACCGCAAGCCCCTAGCGAAATGGCCCGTCTCGTTATATCTCCAACATTCATACTACATGTTTTTAGTGTTAGTCTCTATACTAGTCAATTTATCCACCGCTTTTTTCAATTGTATCACGGTATTGGCGGTATTATCATTGATCTGCTGTAACTCTATATAGATACTGACGATCATCGCCCTAGTCTCATCCGCTACGTCATACAACGAGGCCATCTTTACAGATATCACGTCCATACTGGCCTTTATATACAAGAGGCTCAAGAATTGCTCGGAGCCTTGCAGGAACAACAGTATCTCCTCCCCTGTCATTTGCAGGGCGGTGAAACGGCCATTTAACTCATCAGCGCTATCTTGAGACATCTTCTCGAAACCTCCGGATGTAGCGGTCTGCTCGTATTTATCATTCTTATCCTCTTGGAAATACTTGCTTGACGTGTCGAAAACCTTCTGGGCCTCAGCGTCCATCTTTTCCTTCAACTTGTTCAACTCCGCTTCTTCCCAAGGCGAAACTATGCCATCGGACATATAATCGGCCAGTTTCTTCATGAATTCCTCTACGGAAGGAGATAATTTCTTCTTCAAGAACTCAATGATAGCCGTCTTGATCAAATTTTGGACAATCTTAGTCGAAGCCTCTGCCGCATCAGTTCCGGTAGCCCACGCTTCTGAATACGCTTGGGCGAACTCGTCAATAGCGGACATGACATCGGTTCCTGTTATAGCCTCTACAGCTTTCTCCTTATTGTCCTCCAATTGAGCGTTGATATCCTCCAATTGCTTTTGCCAATCCTTGATCCGGTCATCGTCGGTCTTTTTCTTGTTCCTTTCCTCCTCGATCTGTTGTTGGATGATCACTTTTTGCTGCTCTAGCAATTTATTTTGCTGGTTTATGAGCTTAGAAGCGTCCGTAGAATAAGCCTTTTCTATGGAACGGCCTAGTTTCTCACACGAGGCATCCAACACATCGATCTGATCTTGTAGTCTCTGTATACGTTTCTCGTTCTTTTTGTCATGGATCTTAGCGATAGAGGACGCTAGAGAAGTCACTACCCCAATAGCAGCACCGGCGGCGGCTCCTATAGGGCCAAACATCGCACCCGCTTGAGCGCCCTGCATGGCGGAATTTACAGCATCCATTGCCATATTCAAGTCCTCCGCTATGTCATTAAAAACACCACCTAAAGAATCTCCTAGTTTTCCAAAAGTATTTGACAAGAATTGGACAGAGGTCATAACTTCATTTACACCCTCATTAATAAGCTGCAATGATTCCGTCAGTTTTTTAGGATCATCACCGGCGGCAAAAAAACGCCGCACCCCTTCCGTCACCTTGTCAAAAGCGGGTCGCAACTCATCGACCTTCTCGTTGGTGCTCTCAACGCTTTTCCCTGCCCTATCCATTATTTCAGGCATATCAGACCAAAGATCGAATTGTTCCTGCGTTATGCCTAATCCCTTGCCTTTTGATTCATCCCATTCGCCGGACTTAAGAAATTCCAAGGCCTCCTTACCCTTGGTGGATATCTCTATCAACTCCTTTAGAGTCTTGTCCTTCATGTCTCCGAAAAGAGCGATTATGGCATTGGCGGTATTGCCACTCTTTATCTCAAGGTCGGAAAGCTGCTTATCCCATTCCTTCCCGAGTATCAATTTCTCTCCCTCGGTCTCGGCAAACGCTATTTTTTGCCCGTATTCGGCGGCGAGAGCCATCTTTTTGTCTTGATAAGTGCCATATTCCTTAAGGTAATCATTCATGGCTTTACGTTGAGCCTCGATCTGCTCATTCTCTACTTCTTGCGTGGATCGCATACGGGTAGCTTGAGCCTGTGTAATGGCTGTTTTTATCTCGACCGTTTGTTCTTGCGTAAGTTTGCCTCCTTGAACCTCACGCCACTCTTTCTCTCTCTTACGGATAGCCTCTATTTCACGATCGTAATCATATTCTATTTGGGCGATGCGCTTATCGGAACCTTCCTCCATAAGATTTATCCTAGATTGCTGGTTCTTATTTTGAAGATCAAGTAATTGCTGATTGACACGCTCTTGTACTTCTTTTTGTTTTTCAGCCTCTTTCTTCCGTTTTTCTGTTTCTTGTTGAGCTTTTTTAAGTCTATCTTCTTCGTATTTATCGTACTTTTCAATGCCTGAACTAGAAAGAAGATCATCAGCCGCCTGTTCTTTTGCCTTACCAAGTTCAAAATAAGCGTCCGCATTCCGCTTCAAGGCTTGTGCGTCTCTATCTACAGCTTCCGCTTCATGATCAAAACTTTTTGCCCTATCTTCTACTAGTTGTTGATGAGATTTTATATTACCAAAACGAGTATCTTGTATAACTCCGGTTGCGTCAATTTCTTGTTTTTTACGAGTTTCACTTGCTTTTTCTCTAATTTTATCTGCCTCTATTTCTTTTTGGATAGCCTTTTTATATTCTTCGGCAGCTAAATCTTGAGCGGCAGTAGCTTGAGCTCGCAATTTCAATGAGTTTATAAAATTATCTGTATTATCCACAAACAAATTCTCTGCATCTCTTACAGATTTAATCGAAACCCCCATTGAATCTAACGCATCTTTATTCTTATCTATAAATTTCTGCTGTTCTTGCAAATTACCTGCAAGTTCTTTCCACTGTCTTTGATACGACTTAAACTGAATAATTAACCTACTTAATTCTCCTGAATTTTTAGAAAAAGATTGGTTTAAATCATCTTGTAGCTGCTTCGTGTTTTTTATAGCCTCGCCCGCTCCAAATAATTTTTTCGTCCATTCGATAATATCCTTCCCATAGACAGATAAAAGCGTTATCGCCGCAACCAAGGCCGTTTGCCAACTGAAAATAGATGTTATCAACTGCTTCCAGACTGGAGCCACTTTTGCCACGTCATTATTTCCTGCCGCTACAGCCATCTTGAACGCCTTATACTCTGCGGCGGCTTTCTTCAGCTCATCGGCAAGCATCGGCAAGTTATTGGATATAGCCAAAAAGAATGTATTCCAGCCTACAGCAAGGGAAGGCAACTCCCGTGCGACCTGTTGAACCGACACGCTCAATCCGTTCCAACTACTGGCGTAATTTCCGACGTTCCGTTGATATCGTCCGGTAGCTTGTTCCGCCGAACTGATCTCCGTATTCAAGGCCTGTATCTGTTTTTGCAGGTTAGTCCCTACGGTCGCTTTCCTATCCGTAGCGGAAAGGCGGTCATACTCGGCATTAAGCAACGACAATTGCTTTCTCAACGCTACAAGGGAATCCGAGGCGGCTCCCTCGATCTTGATATTGTCCGAATATTCCTTCCTTAGCCTCTTCAGTGCCTCGTTCTCTAAAGCGTGCTGCCGGGTCTTCTCCTTCAGGTCGGTTAATATATTAGAGCCCTTCTGAGAATTTTTATCTACATCCGAGAGAGACAAATAAGACTTGTTGAGTTTTTTGATCTCGTCACTTAGGCCTTTAACCTTTAGTTGTTGCTCGACAAACACATCGGTAGCGTTATTTAGCTCTTCTGTTACCTGACGAGCACCATCAATAATCCCATTAGAGACCTTAAGCTGCTCTATTACCCTTTGATAATTCTGCATCTGCTGCTCATAGTCCTTTAGTTTCCGTGTCGCCTCCTCGTATTTCCGGTTTAAATCGTCAAATCCCTTGGTATCTGTAGACACATCGAAATCCTTCAAGGCGGATTTCAACTCCTCCACCTCTTTTCTAAGATTTATAAGTTTCTGTAGATCGGCATTGACCTCGAAATTTAGTTTTGCCATTAATCACCCTCCTTTCCCTTTCGGTTCAACAAATCACGCCCGGTTCTCTCCACGATCAAATCACCGGTAACGCTATGCAATATATCCTTCTGCATGATCAGAAGGTTTCGATAAGGTATTTTATAAACCACGTCCTCATAAGACAATCTTAACGATTCCATGAATGTGGCCACTTGCCCTAGCATGGTCTCATTACCTGTCACTTTGGTGTCGCCGCCATTCTTGCCACGCTCTCGGCTAAGGCGGCACAGACGAAAAAATCCTCCGCGGATATGAATTTAACGACAGTCTCCAACGCCTCCCTTAGCTCATGAAGGGTCGCCCCCTCGATCTCCTCATATCTATCGGCGCTCCCCAAAACAAACACAGACAAACCCTTTAGTATATTTTCCAGTTCGTTCCTCACCTTTTCAAGATCCTCCTTGCCCGATGTTGTCTTATCAATGAGAGATAGGTATTGTATACCTTTGCAAATCGTCGCTATAGTAGGAGGACTTATCTTATACGCCTTACCTCCTAGGACCACGACCTTGAAATCCTCACCTAGGACAGCGTCAGCCACTAAACTAGCACCCTTGTTCATATCACGTAAAAAAAATTAGAATTAAACAAAAAGGGGACGAACGGAAAATACCGCCGTCCCCGTGCCTATAAGACATATTACATTCAACCCTTCAAGGATTTCCCTTCCACGTCAAACCAATACTCTGAAGCTATTGTCGTGGATGATTTCAGCGGAGTGGCCGACATAGACAAGCCAACGGCCCCATCCGTGGAAGCCCCACGACCCACAAGATTCGCCTTAGGGAAAATGATAGCCACATCATCATTGGTAATAGCGACGATACATTTATATCGTTGCTCACCGGCGTTGCCACGTTCCCACCCCTTATCCGTATCCAAGGACTTACCACCCATAAGCTCGGCCTTGGTAGCGAAGTCATATGCCCCAATCACCCAATTCAAGCTCTGTGATCCTGCCTCGAATGATGACCGATATGTCTGGCCGGTCAACTCATCCTTGAATTCTGTTAATGTACCATCCTCCTCGGTATACTCATAGGTACCTTGATGGACGATTTGAACATCCTTGAAAGCCGCAAATAACGTCTCCAAGCTCTCGTATGTGGGTGCAGCAACTAGAGGCTCCCCATAAAGTATCCTTTTTACGCCTATAGCAGAAATTGTTCTTCCCATATTACAATACTATTACATTTAAAACTTTAAATAATACTCTCACATTAACGTAGTGACATTTAAGATCCCTGTTAACCTCAATTCTAGTAGTGTCTACCTCGTAGGTATAAGGAGTGCCATCAAACACCGAGGTGTCCTTGAACACCTCCATGGACATACGTTCCAGCTTATTCATCCTGTCCAGATCAGGCGTTCCTTTCTCGTCCAGATCAGGTACGGCTATATTGACATGAACGAAGCCCACCTTCCATTTAATTCCCGGCTCCGAGGAATTCGAGTGTACGGTAATCCTCTCCTCCTCAAGCTTACCTGTAGGCGTATCATCCTCCTTGTACACCCCGGGAACACCAAGCTCCAAGGCTTTCTTATATAAGATTGTCTGTATGTCCGTGCTTACTATCATTGTAACATAGCTATTACTTTAGCCTCGGCAGTATCTATTACGTTAAGCTTATGAATATCATTCACGTAGCTGGCGTAATCCATTCCCGCCACGACAATCAATGTCACTCCCTTTGTATGCTTAGAAGCCAGATCCCTAGCGTAACTAAGTCCTTGCCTACTTCCCTCGCTTCCATCCCCGGACTTTCCTTTAGCCCAGAACTGGACCGTCTTTTGGGATCTGGTCGTGAAAAAAACCTTCTCATAATTTTCCCCACGTCCATCTATCCTCTTAAACCCGCCTTCCTTTACGATCTTGCCGTCCATTGATATGACATATCCCAATGAACTCCTCAAATTTCCGGTAATATTGTTATATTTACCTTCTTGAACGGCGGTCTCATAAGCGGATTGCCCTAGTTGGGCAAGAAAGGCGAACACCTCACGATAGGCCTCCAAGATGAAATCATCCACATCGGACAAATCATAACTTAACTTTATTATTCCAGCCATATTTGCCCGTAATTTAGATAATCCGTGAGCATCGGGTTGATAACAACGCCACTACCTCGGATACTCCCATCTTGGTTCAATACTCTCACGATATCCCCAGCATTAATCTTGATCTTATCTGTCACGACACGATACTTGTAATCAAAGGCTACGCCATTTACCGTATATACCCGATCGGCGCTCTTATCATAGCATTTACATCGTCCCAATCTCTCCCAGAACTCACCACCTGTTCCCGGAACAGGATTGCCATTGTCATCGTGATCATACCCCTTGACAACCTTTCGTTCTAATATGTGAGGAGCGTATATCATAGCAATCTAACCGTAGCCTTTTCATTTAACTCGTCCTTTATCCCATTCTTTTTGCAAAGGAAGGAATAGTAAGATTTAACACCATTGATATCCCAAACCATAGAGAACCCGCTTTCATTGACAGATGTAGCTCTCAATAGTAAAGACGGAATAAACCTAGCGATCGCCACAGAAACTCTAACATGGCAATCCTTGCACATCTCATCCTCTCCACTGACCTCAGCATTCAAACATATGTCCAAAAGGTCAGCTTCCGATAAATCGATACCGAAAGCTTGGAACCTTTGTCTTATGTAGTCATTTACCGTCATACAGCGTTCATTGTATCTAAGTCAATGATCACGATCTTATTTGGAGATGTATACTCCGGAATCCATTCCGCTCCGTATTCCATAAATCGACCCTCATCTGTACGGACATTAGAGATATACATACCTCCCTCTGAACGGGTATAGCTTTTGCCCGGCACAGGATCGGTTATTTCATACGGAGTATGCCATCTCATCTTGCCTTGCTTCGGTGTCGTGAACAGTGATATGCGGTTATCCTTAAACACTTGCTTGAAGCCTCCATCCGGTAATTCCACCAAATCTTCATTAATAACGATAGAAGGAAGCCCCAAACCTTGGAAGATAGTCGTGGCCATCTCGCTGGACATCAATCCAGAGGATAGTTGTACTTCTTTTTGGGCGAAGGATTGCTTATAAAATTCACCGAAATCGGACGATCCTACGATAGAATTAATGAATGTCTTCCGTGACATCTCCATAGATAGGAAAACTCCAAATTTAGTTCTCAACTCCACGACCTGATCCATAAGGTACTTTACGAAATGAGACTTATCCGAGGTTTGAGGAGTTATTTTATGAACAGGCAAAACCATGTCCAACAACTCTATTCCTTGAGGATTATCATCGACTTTTACGGAAGCCTTTCCGTCGGAGCGCAAATCACCATCCACGATATCCATGCGCTTATGAGGAGCAAGGAGAATCTGTCTCATATCATCCACAATATAAGCGATAATATCGTCCAATACGGTTCGCTGATCTTGCGTTCTTGAGGTATTGAATTTGGTAATAAGCTCTTGTAGCATATCCAAACGATCATTATCCATCTGATAACGATCTCCTAAATAAGCAACCTCCCCATACCCTGATCCAAGGGATTTACGCTCTCTCAATGGCTTATTTGAGTTCCGATCAATAATAGAACCCGCAGTAACGCCTGTTACCGTACCTAGATAGGTCTTAAACACCCTAGATTTAGTCTCCTCAAAATCAAGATGTTTTTTCCAGAAAATAGTATCTAGGCGAAGCGCTTGCACCCTGTCAATGACCGCCTTTACAATATTAGGGTCATTCAATAATGTTTGAATTGTCAAATACATAAATCCTCCTTCCTTAATACGTGAACATAAATCTATCGCCCAATGACTCCTTGTCTTTATCCGAGATAGGGACAATCAGTCGGGTAGGCCTAATCTCATAGGCTTGTCCCACGGCTGTGATAGTGGCCCCATCCTCAACTTTCGTCCAAGCGTAATTCAGTGCCATAGCCATGGCCTTAGGAGTTTTTCCAGCAGCGGATGAAGCCTCAAACAACACCGCATCTTTTTTAGCCGCCAATGTGGGTGAGGCCGCCAATGTTATCGTGTCATATTCCAGTCCCGACTTATCAATAGCCTCTACGGTACCACCATTAGTTCCATTTCCCAAATGCATTCCTACGTAAGCCAATGAATTCTTATTTATTTTCAAAGAAGTTCCACCAGCTATAATTTCTTCGGCTACTGTCACGTTAATGACAACTTTTGCCGTTCTAGTTTTAAAATCTAGTACCAAGGGGGTACAAGGAGGAATATTCTTAACCCCCGATAGGTTAGATATATCCAAATTAAAACCGCCAGAATATCGATATACCGTATCATAACGGCACATCTCCGGCATATTAGGCTCAATCGGATTTAAATCATACTTAACACCTGCCGACATAATTTTATACCTTAAAATTTAACTTTGTTTCTTTATCTCTTCTGTACCTTTATTGATAAGATTCGCAATATCGTCAGAGTTCTTCTCTTCAGAGACACCGATCTCCGGAGATATTACGCCCGCTAATCCTGCATTGACAAATGTCTGCTTAGCGTCTTTCATAAAAATATCCAAGTCTGCATCTTGTGCGACTTTCAATATAGGGATGAGCGTTTCGGGAATGCCATACTCCTTAGCCTTAGCAAGAACTTGCTCTTGACGTGTAGCCTGAACTTTTTCCGCCTCAAGCTGAGTAAGCTTATCGGACAGGGGTTTTACAGCAGCATTTACCGCTTCAACCACCAATCTTGCGAGATCAGGCTTTTCATCTGTTTTTTCTTCTGGCTTAACTCCCGTTTTATTGCCCTTAGCTTTCAGTTCATCCAGTTCTTTCTTATAGTCCGAACCCTCTTTTCGTACTCTATCGAAATTCTGCTGGAAAGCCCTTAAAGCTGCTTCCTGCCCCTGAATAACAGTTGCGAGGTTCTCATCATTTACAAGCCCAGTTGCTGCCAAAGACTCAGCATACCCCTGAAGCACCTCTTCGCTTACACCATACTTCGAGGAAAAAGTTTGTTTTAAGCTCTGAAAAATCTTTTCTTTCATACCGTATGAATTTTGTTTAAAATCTTTGGGATAAAAGTAGCTGGAGTATATAATAGAATAAAATACCGAGAGGCATGGTATACAACAATGAGTTCATTGTTGTAAATTAATGATCATCATCACCATCACCGCTATTCTCTTCCTCTATTTCTTTAAGTACCTCATCCACCCTTTCCGCATTACCGGCAAATAAAATACCTTCTCTCCTACTCCAGATCTTTCCGTTTATCGCATTAGTAGCCGTATAAACCCTCTCATCTATATCATCGATCATATACGGAACCAGATCAACATCTATGTCTATTGTTTGTGACGCTTTCATAAATTGACTGGGATTGATATCTCCCATTGCTGATACTAAAAAATTAACCCTTCTCTGGAAAAACTCCCCTATTATCTCCGCATGGTTCGAAACCGCCATATGAGCTCCCATAAAGATATATCTAAAAGCCTTTCCTGATACGGCATTGCCTATACCTTTCAACTCTTGGGGAGAAATACGAGGTGTATTGGTCATATCATAGGCTCTATTAGTCAGTCCCTCAAGCTCTAGACGAACAGTGTCCGGGACTTGATTCCATGTTAAATATTGAGCGTTAGCCCCCGGTCCCGTAAGTTGAATCATACGATTCTTCCTCTTCCCAGAGAAGTTTTCTATGTCTCCGAACAACATCAAGTAAGGGAAGAAATGATAGTCTATACAATCGGCGTAATTAGATAAAACCTTCTCTATTCTCACACGCAATGGCTTGATCTTATGGCAGTAATTTTCAGAACGATAGCAATACATTACCGGAAGTTTTGAGAATAGATGTCTAAAGGATGATTCCCTCTTCTCTTGCCATGCATCACTATTCTCCCATTGATATACATGAGTGGATGTTATCGTCTGGAAACATATTATCTCATTATCATCCAAATCCTTTTTTTTATACTCTCTTGAGAAAGCGACCAAATCGTTTGAATCATCAAAAAATGGATATAATTTATCTCCTCTGAAAGGAGACCATATAACACTCCTCAATTTATAAGAAGGAAATACGTTCCCTGAAAAAACCATCTTGATCTTATTCCTTAGCTTAGTCCAAAATGAATCGTCTTCCACGACATACCAATATTCCGCACATTCTTGTTCCGACAGCCAAGATCGCACCTCCCGTTTGTTTTGATACTTGATCTTGTTTTTCTTCAAGGTCTGCTGAATAGCCGCAAAAAGTGCCTTTTCCGCATCGTTAGAAGGGGCACAGTCCATTTTAGGCTCTATTCCTACGGTAAACGCCGTTTGAATATTTGTTATATCCTGCTCAAGAGGAATAGATATACGATTACAAGGCTCAGTATGTTTCTTGGCTGGAATTTCCATATATTCACCGGTGTCGTGATTATAAGCTTTTCCCTCTTTCTCATCCACGATTTCTATATCCGGGTATTTCTCTTTATCCGTTATAATCTCATGCAGATCTGGATTCCAGTCGGCCATATTCTCTCTATTGTCGGGGAGAGGGGTTCTTCTCCCTTTCTTTAAATACTCGATCTTCTGATCTATATCTTCTAACGCTAAAATCTCTTCAAGTGTCATAATTTTACGTTTTAATGTCCAAATATTCCGGAATAATCCCTAGGCTTTAAAACACGCCCCAAAAGACATCCCAACACATAGTACCTAATTCCGTCCATGAGATGATTGTAATCATCTATCGGCTCATTGATACGATTTCCATCCTTGTCCTTATCCCATACATAGTTGCGAAGCTCCTTTATGAGATTATAAGAATGCTCCGTGACAAATAGCTCCATATCCTTAATCTTATCAATCCCAGCCTTAATAGATCCCGGATACTTATCTACTGGGTAAATATTGACCCCCCTGTTCTTTATCTCTTGGATAAGACGTGGATCTTGCGAGTCGGCAAATACTTTCAATGAATAAGGGCGGAGCTTTTTAGCTATGGCAGATGAAAGCATATCCGTTTCATAGAAAAGCTCATCCACATACAACCTATTATCAATGATTCCGCATCTGACCGCAGCGGATGGATCGTTGGAGAAACCAAAGTCTTGCCCAATAGCCACTTTCTTACACCACTGAGGAAAATCTTTAACGATACCCCATTTCTTAAATACTGCACCTTCCGCAACATCAGCCCATCTACCGATAACCACATGAGCATATTTATCTGGATTATCCTCTTTCATTCGTCTCACCTCTCCAAGAAATTGGGGCGATAAGTTATCAATATTATCCAAATAGGTCGTATGTATATGTAATACATTTGGATGAGTAGATATCTGCACCTGCACACCGTCTATCTCCACCAGCTTATGAGTATTCTCAATATACTTCTTATAGATAAAATGATTGGAATCTGTGGGATTCATTATTATGATAATCCGGTTCTGAATCCCCTTTTGGCGTATGGACAACATTATTTTGTCGAAGTCGGATTCTGAAGTCCATTCCTCCGCCTCATCACACACAAAGGTCGTAAGCCCTTTAATTGATTTGAGCCGTGCCGTCTGATTTCCGGACGATGTTTTTATTCCACGAAAGAGGATTTTGCTATCTGAGTAATTATTGATGATATCCTTATTAGTTATATCAAAAAACTCATCCGTTCCCTCCAACTCAATCTTCTCCTGCAACTCCGGAATCACTGACATGGAAGCGGCAACCATCGTATAACGACAAAATAAGATTATATGCCCAGACTCAAAAGATAGTCGCTCTATAAAAGTAGAGGCATTAAAACTTTTTCCACTGCCCCTACCTCCCGTTATAAGAATGATAAATTTATCAGCATCCTCATACAAGGGCTTGTAAGGTAATTGGGGTTTTATGTTAAATACCGGGACCATTCCTAAAAAGATTTAATCCACTCAGATATTTTCTTGCTACCCTTCTCATTCGTTCCCTGATCATCTTGTTTATCGGATAATCCAAGTTTCCTAGCGATAATATTTGCGTTAAACGCTCCCACTACCGCACCTTCGAATTGTTGAGTCTCAATTACGCTCTCTATACGCGATATGACCGTAGAAAAATCTCTATGGTTCTTAGCCTTAAATTGCCTCCAATACGCCTCGTTAGCGTCACAGTAAAGCATAAACCCGCTTAAACTATAAGGCCTTTGCGTCGGGGTCTCCTCCTTTTCCTTGGTCTTGCCTTTGGTCTTATTCTTAACTACCTTCCAAGGATGCTTATCACACCATTCAAAATATTCACATGCAGATTCCCATAGCAACTCAGGCGTGGCAAATAACTTGTCACGCCCATGCTTGTTCCTTAGTTTCCAAAACTGATTTCCTCTTGGTGCCGCACACATATCTCAATATTTTGTTATCCAAAGATATATATGACCAATAGCACATCATAAATAAAGATTTATTTATTCACAACATCACCCAAGTTGTTGTGTTTTATTTTCTAGATATTTTCCCAAACGTAATATTATCTCCTTATATATCCTTTCAACGTCTTGACGAAAATATTTATAGAGTTGATAGGAAAATACTAAATTGTTAGTGTTGTTGGATACTACCGATTTTTCCTTTATAGGAAATACCTCAGCTAGTTTTTCCCTTAAACCAGCCCTCATTTTTCCACCAGCTAAGGTTGTAGGTGAATAAAGATATAAGATTATGAAAATGAATTTTTTCCTTTGGGAGACATTCCCTTTTGGAAGTTCTTTACCACCAAGGGCTATCTCCTTGAACCACTCATATAGGGTATCGATCATGCCCAAGTCGGTTAACACAGGTTTAGCGATCTCCGATTCACGCTCAGAGAGTCTGTACTTTTGCTCACGAATGGATTTGAGCTCAAAAATATTTGAAAACATATTTTCGTAACTTTAAGTTACGCACCTGTCCCGCAAATATAATGAATAATATACATGACGGCTACACTGTATCCATAAAATATGTTATTGATCATAATTGGGAGTTGAGAAGGAAAAACGTTATATTTGTCACGATGGAGAATTAAGACATCAAAAATCCTATAAAAAAACGCCTTTTACGTGTATTTTTACGTGTAACAATAAAAATAGCCTTGACAATCAGTAGATTACCAAGGCTATTGTGGAGATGGAGAGATTCGAACTCTCGTCCAAACGAGGAATTAATTTGCTTTCTACATGTTTATCTTCGCCTTCATTGTCGGGGAAGAGCAAGACCGAAGCCACCCACTCATCCCTTATCCTCTAAAGTTTCGCCTGAGACCCGAGGCTTATCTCAAACTATCTCCGATATTGCTGCACCACCTGATCGGAACGCTTCGGAGCCACAGCATCCGGGTGATGTCACGTCCCCGCAACTTTTGCAGGGATTAAGCTTGAATCTACTGTACTTCGATTAAGCAGCGAGAGCGTAATTGTTTTCGCCAGTTAATTGTTCGCCGTCTGAGATTTAAGTGCAAGCCGACCACGCACTACATGCTTACAAACCACTTCTACCCGCTGTCTAAACCGGTCATCCCCATGATTTGTGAGTACAAAGATACAGAAAAATCGAAAATCTTTGTACTCTATTTAGTTTTTTATTCTATCACACCGATTTCGCGAAACCAGTCTTCAGCCCTGTCAGGCCATTCATTTACAGCTGCACCCGTATCTCTCAGGCCATAACCATGACCGCCTTTACTGTATAGATGCATCCATGCAGGCACACCAGCTTCTTTCAAAGCATAATAGTAGAAAAGGCTACTGTTGATATAAGATTTATCGTCTTCTGCTTGAATCATCATTGTAGGGGGAGTGGCAGAAGATACTTTGACTTCCGGAGCCAACTGGAAATTTTCACCATCCAGATAGGCAGGATAAACCAAGAGGCAGAAATCCGGACGGCAACTTGCCTTATCTGCCGCATCCACGGCCGGATAAGTACGTTTATCGAAATTGTTGCTTGCCATCGCCGAAAGATGCCCGCCGGCAGAGAATCCCATTACTCCGATCCGCTGAGGATCCAGGTTCATTTCTTCCGCATGAGTCCGGACATATCCGATCGCACGCTGCACGTCCTGCAAAGGAGCTTCATGTTTCGCACGGCCCTCGCGGCGAGGAACCCGGTATTTCAACAAAACGGCAGTAACTCCCAAGTTATTCAACCACTCACAAACTTCATCACCTTCCAAGTCATAAGCCAAGATATTATAGCCACCACCCGGACAAACCACAACGGCAGCACCTGTCGCCACTTCGTCGGGGGCCGGATAGACGGTAATTGTCGGTTCACTTACATTCGTGATACGAAGAACCGTCTCGCCTCCGGTCTTCCCACCGTCAGCATCTGCCTTTTCAATCAACTTGGTTGTTTCGCCCGGTGCACCTTTCGGAAACAGCAAAATAGGATTATTTTGTGCCATAGCTGTACCCATTACACAACTCACTCCAACAAGCAGGAGTTTCCATTTTCTTATCATAGCATACACAGTTTAAAGAATTTATACGAATCATTTTGTTTGAGGATAATTAGGGCTATAAAGCATTGTTGTCTCCCGTACCACCAATTTTCCATCTTTCACGAAAGTTTCGTCGCGCTCTGCCAGATGATCGACCATTGCCTGGCGCATTTCCTTAAGCTGGGTAGCATAAGCCGGCTTGCCGGAACATTCCACCAATTCGTTCGGATCTTTCCGGAGATCAAACAATTCTTCTTTTCCGGTATGAAAATTCCAAACATATTTGATCTTACCATCTGTCAATGCACACCAGTAATTATCCTGACTATAGCAAGTGGCATGTTCCATATCCAGATATTTACGCCATTCACTTTCCTGGCCCTGAACCAGCTTCAACAAAGATTTGCCATCCATATCAGGAGGTACAGCTCCACCAGCTAACTCGATAAAGGTAGGCAAAAAGTCGCGAAGTTCGACTGGCTGTTCGATCCTTGCTCCCAAAGGAACCTTTTTGTACATTCCGGCAGGCCACTTCACAATATAAGGGATATGGGTCGAACCTTCATAAGGGTATGTCTTTCGCCAATGATAATGATCGCCTAACATATCTCCATGATCGGCCGTAAAACAAATTATCGCATTGTCATACATTCCTCTTTCTTTCAACACCGCAATAATCTCTCCGATCTGGTCGTCAATAAAGGTAATGTTCGCGTAATAATACCTGCGGGATTTGACAGCATATTCATCCCCAAAATTACCGAAAGGAGCATCTGGAGCCACTTTTTCCGGATCCAGACGTTCGGCATATTTGCCACACCAATCACCGACAGACGGCTTGGGTATATCGGCATCCTTATACATATCCAGATAACGCTTGGGAGGATCATAAGGACTATGAGGACGTGCAAATGAAACTTTCAAGAAAAGGGGTTTATCACAATTATAATTTCGAATCAATTCGCAAGCAGTCTGACCCGTCCATGCCGTCGGATGCAACTTCTCCGGCAATTTATAGATACCTGCCCCATGAGCATTCCAACCAATGCCTGTCAAATCGGGATTCTCACCTGGCGCATGAAGCTGAAACCATTCCCGATAATCACTGATAAAATCTTTCGACTCGACACGTCCACTCTCATCAATCAATGTTGTATGAAAGCCATGAAGAGCCTTTTGTGGAAACCAGTGCATTTTTCCAACACCAAATGTATAATACCCGAGATTACGTAACATTTGCGGCATCTCGTACGTATACTTTTCTGCAACTCGACCATACCCCAGCATGCCATGATGCCAAGGCGACATGCCAGTCAAGAGTCCGGCACGAGCAGGTGTACTGCTTGGAGAAGCAGAATATCCATTTACAAACAAAGTTCCCTCTTTCGCCAAACGATCAAGATTCGGAGATATGACAGCGGAATTTCCCATACAGCCGAGAGCATCTCCACGATGCTGATCAGTCATGATCAGGATAACGTGTGGCTTTTTAACCTGCACTCTCTCCTCTCTGACCTCTTCTCTCACATAAGTATCAAAACCTAATCCTGAAGTCATTAATAGTGATGATTTAAGAAACATTCTTCTCTTCATTTTAAATGTTTTTCTGCATTTAGATTTGGATAGCGAAGATAAATATCTTATTTGATAATTCTATCACTAAAACGTTATTATTTATCAGAGACATCCTACAGCTAAACAAATATATTCGATTTTATAATCTATTTCCTTAAAGATATCCCATAATGTTTACTCCTTTTTCATATCAAAATATTCAGTCAATATATATATTAAACGATAAAGAAAGAGTATTTCAGTAAGTAACAAAATCAATTCAGAATATTGACAAATATATATAATGAAAAAATATATCCATTGCAAAACTCATGCTCATATCCCGTCACGCCCCCATCAAGTGACCACGATAACGGTCGACATGCCGACTTTTTCCAATAACTCAGAGAGTAAAATCCGATTGTTTCAAAAATAAACAAACAAATACTTGCATAGTAAAAAAGGAATGCCTACGTTTGTGCATCCAAGTCCTTGACTAAGAAAAAATATGTAACCTTGACTATGACTTCAAAAAAAGAATTTGTTAATCGAAGCGTTTGCTATCTTAATAAGATCTTTTATGCGGGGGCTCTCAACACTGAGAGGCCCCGTTTTTTATCAGAACCTCCCGCTCCTAGAATGCATCTTCCGGAATCCCGGATTCTGGATTCCTGCTTGTCGGACGATATGCCTTCCATTTGTAAGGCTGGTTAAACCTCTTCATTGAACGGCCTTCCTTAAGCCTCTTGTCGTACACCGCGTGTCCTCTATATTCCCAGTGTAGAATTCTGATCCAAGTCGGGCTTTCTCCACTGAATGGTCGGATCATTTATCCCCCCATTCGTGCACCTGCCGGATCTTGGGACATTACAATACGAGCATTACATGCAAATCAAACATAACGTCGTGGAGGACAAACTCGCCATCCAAAAACACGATCTCTAAAGAATGGGCTGTCGGAAACGAAAAAAGCCGACTCAAAACTGAATCGGCTTCCTTCACGGAGAACTTTCGCTCTCACTCCTAAA